CAGCGGGGGCGTGGGCTTGTCAGCATCCAGCCCATAAGTCGGATGAGCCACCTCGTCCGCTTGATGCGCCACGAACTTGTCGCGCATGACGTTATCGTTCCCGCGCGTCTGGACCGTGGCAATATCAGTCCCGACAGGCGAAATGAACGGGGCGATGTCGTAGTCCCCGACCGCCATCAGCCCTTCCTCGCCACCGCCGCGTTATCGACGAGGTTGGGGTAGGGCCGTCCCGCTGCCTTCGCCCGAGCCTTCGCCTTGGCCTTCTGCTGCGGCGTCAACGTGGTCGGCTTCTCCCCCTTCGGGGGATTGGTGCGCCAGAATGCAACCTTCCGTGCCATCAGTCAGCCCCCCCGTTAGACGAAGTAGACGCCAGAGAGCGACACCGACTTGGCGCTCATGTTGGTGTTGGTCAACTCGACCCCAGACAGGTCGTACAGAAACGTACTGGACGCACTGGACAGCGCAGACACCGCTGCACCCCGGTCGGTCCACACCGCGAACGCTGTCCCGGTTGCCGAGGCAAACGGAAGACCAGCAATCCGAGCGTTCGAGGTGTTGGATGTCGTGGGCCACGTTGCATCCAGACGGAACGTCACCGCGCGACCGACCTTCGTGTATGACCCGGACGCAGCGGCGAACGTGACACCGTTCCCGGTCGGGGTAAACGGCCCCTCTTCGTAGTCATCCAGCGTATTGACATCCGCAGAGGCAACCTGCGTGGCGGGAAACTTGATTTGCCCCGCGCTGGCGCTAGAGATGTCCAACAACCCAGCCATCGCCAGTACGCCGGTATCCGACAGCGTGGTGCCGCTATTCTGGACGAGCTTCCCCGTCGTCAGGTCAAAGCGGACCAGCGCATTGTCAGTCGCTGAAGCCGGGCCGACAACGTCACCGCCAGAGTTGGCTGACGCAATCGTGATGGAGCCAGCGCCGGGCGTGATGGTCACATTGGACCCCGCCGTGAGGCTGGCCACCGTGTACCCCGTGCCGTTGCCAATGAGCAGCTGCCCGTTGGTCGGGGTGGTCGTCACGCCGGTACCACCACGGGCCACGCCAATGGTCGTGGCATTCCATGTGCCGGTCGTCAGAGTGCCAACCGAAGTCAGGCTGGAGGAGGTTACGCCAGCGGCCAGCGTGGACCCAGACAGCGAGCCAGCCGGGGCCGCGCCGTTTAGTGTCGCCGTAATCGTGCCAGCGGAAAAGTTGCCAGAAGCATCTCGCGCGACAATAGCAGACGCCGTATTGAGATTGGTGGCGGTCGTCGCGCTGTTGCTCACCTTACCAGCCGTGCTAATCGTCGCCAGCTTGGTGTCTACAATTCCGGCAGATGCATTGATATCTGCGTTGACGATGCTACCAGCCGCAATCGCCGTCGTGATGCTCGCGCCCGTGGAAAGGTCGGTGGATACCGAGCCCGTCACATCCCCCGTCAGCGCGATGGTCTGCGACGAAGACAGGCCGACCGCCGTGCCCTCAACCCACACCGACCCGGTATCGTACCAATACCGCACGACCGTCCCATCGACCGTCATCCACTTGCGCCCAGCCACCCCAGCACCCGGGCGCGAGCCCAGCGTGGAGGACTGGAAGTGAATGCCGGGGTCCGCATCGTGGTCTACATACGCGGCCCGCACGGTGTTGTCATTGCTCCGCACCACATCGGCGTTGAGCGGGTCGCCATTCTGCGGCGTGGTAAAACTGCTGACTGGATGCTGTCCAACCGTCGTTGCCATTTATCGACGCCCCAAGGCGAAGGTTTCGGTTTGCCACTGACTAAACACCGGCAGCGCTGCGCCAGAGTCCGTAATGGTGACATCCAAGTAATAGCCGGTGCCGCCCATCGGCACACGATAGTTTCTGCTCTTTGGTCCCGCCCACGTTCCCGTGCCCCACAGCGCCGACAGCGACCACGTTCCAGAGGCACTTGATGGCAACTGATAGGAACCAGATGTTTCGTCAGTTACCCACGATACCGCACAGTTATTCGACCCGTTCAGTTGCGCGGTGAGGTACCCCCACCGTAGCGCCTTGGCTGAGGCGGGGTCGCCCATGTACTGCCGGTGGAGTTGCGCCACCATCACATAAGACGTACCGCCAGTGCCAGCTGCTGCCACGTTGTCGAGATAGATGCCCGGTGCATCGCATAGGCTCACCCATCCGCTGGCATCCCCGCGCAACACCACCGGGAGCCCACTGGCATTAATCGTCTCGAACAGCGCCGTCGTATCCGGGCTGATGTAAGCCTCATTCCACGGACCAGACCACGCATCCAGTACCGTATGGTACTGATAGCATCCAAATCCCGGAATGGAAATCCACAACTCCTTGGTTGCGCGATTAATAACCGCACGAATCTTGTCAAAGTCTGACGACGACAACTGCCGAATGATGGGCAGAATCGGGTCTGGCTTCTGTGGCGTCCCAACGGCAGCTACTTCAGACTCGTTGCAGCGGTACAGTCCGCGCTCTGAAATGAAGTAGGCGATGTTGTTATTTGCCACAATAGACTTGGCGGCAATCGTGCCAACATCCGCCGTCACACCGGCCGGGCTGGCCGTGATGTCGTCCTGCCCGTACCCCGTCAGGCGAGAGATACCGCGCCGGTGGAAGATGAGCAGGCTGGTGTTGACCGAGGCCAGCCCGACAATCCGCTCGTCGCCAAAGGTGCGGACGATGATTTGACCGCCACCGCCAGTACCATATCCCAGCGTGTCGCCGTTGTTGAGCGACGAGTAGAAAATACTGTCTGGGTAGGTGCTGTTGCCGCAGCCCCAGAGGCGCTGGTTATGCACTTGAATCGTATCGACGGCAACGGTATTTACAATGTCCGACACCAGCGCCGACCCATCCCAGCTGTTTAGCAGTCCGCCATCTGCGATATACACAGCATCAGCGCCAGCCGTATTGCGAAACTGCGCAAAGTCCGGGGCGACGGTTGTGCTGAACGTGCCACCCTGATTTGTGTAGGTCCACGGCAGCGTCCCGTAGGTCGCCGTAAACAGGTCCGTGTTGCAGATTGTGAGAATCTGGTTTGTGCCGCTATCCTGTTGAAACGTGTACCCATTCAGGACGGCCGCAGAGGCTAGCACGGCGCTGGAGGTGCGCTGCGTTCCGCCGCGCTTGGTCGCTGCCCCGTAGTCCGTCAGGCGCATGTTAACCGTGCGTCGCAGCTGGTTTGGCTGCAGCGAGATGTCATCTGAGACACTGTTCAGCCCGCCATCCATGCGTGGCTGCGAGTCTGCAAGACGCTCTCGGGCCATCAGCCGCCACCCCACTCATACTTCTGGTCAGGGTAGGCCATCATCGTGGGCTGGATGGTGTAGCGCCGGAGGTCATCGAGCATCAGCGTCCGCGACAGCTGCGCTTCGTTCCGCAGCACCTGCGCCGCCCCAGACTCCGCCCCGCCCTTGTTCAAGAGCGCCGCTCCGGCCTCGTTGGCCAGAATCAGCTCCCCGCCGTCAGGGAAGTTAATGGTTGAGGCGTCCGTCGCCAGCTGGTTGAACGAGGTCGGCTTGTAGTTGACATAGACGTACAGCGTCGTGCTGGCAGCCACCGGAAGAATCTGCAGCGTCTGCCCCGCCGTGTAGAACAGGCGCGGGTAGGTGGGCAGATAGTTGGTCGTCGTGGCCAGTGGCACGTCCTGAAACCGTGTCTGCGTGTACAGGACGTTGCCGTCCGACACCGACAAGACGCGGTAGAAGTTCTGTTGACTATCGCCGCTGCCGCTGGATAGGGCGCTGAAGTCGATGACCCCGTTGGCGTCCGTCGTCACCGTGCGCTTGGCGAAGGTGTAATACGGCTGGGCGTTGAGGATGTTCGACCACTCGTCGCCATACACGCTGCTCAGGACGGTCGTGATGGTCGCATCCGACCAGCGGTCAGACGCCACGGCGTCCATCGTCTCGCGGGTCAGGGCAATCAGTTGGGCTTTGGTGACGGCCACGGCGTCCTCGGGTTAGCTGCTTTTGCGCGGGCGGCCCCGCTTGACCACGGGCTGCTCTAGCGCCTCAACCAGCGCGGCATCTACCGCGTCGGCCACCGGCGTTGTTTCGTTAAACTGCTGCACGAAGTCTGCCATGCGGCGTACCTCGTCCTTGGGGTGTTGACGAAGCGTGCGTTCCAAATACGCCGGCGCTTCGTCGGCACTGCACAGCATCGGCAGGTACCCAATAATGTCATACGTTGATGCGGGGTCTGTCTCGCCCCGCTGAACCCACTCCCACCGCCGGTCCTCTGGCGTCCATGTCATACACACGGCCCAATGCTCGCCCGTGTGTTCCATAAACCGCAGATGCAGCCCGGCGTGGAGTGCCCGGAGCCGCTTCACCACATGGGTGGGCGGCTCGGGCTGGCCGGTGCTATTCAGTAGCACCGCCATGTCTTACTCCTCGACGTACAGCTCGACCACGCACGAGATGTCGTCCGGCTGGACCGACACCGCGCCCACAGTCACAATCTCAAACTCCAGCGTATCGCCCGGGTTGAGCGTCCGCTGGGCATCCGTCAGGGTGCTGGTCAGCGCCAGCGCCAGCGCCTCACGGTCAGTCTTGTCATTGATATCCAAGTCCGCCGTAAGGGTCACGGCCGCGTTCGCCGTGCTGTCATACTTGATGAGCCGCGCCACGCAGGACGTGGCCGCCGTCGGGTACGTCCCAGCAGACACGCTTGCGCGGTTGATGTAGCACTTTGCCGGCATCGAGCCGAAGGTGTGCGTCTGGGTGCCCGCCGCGAGCGTCCCGGTGTTGATGCGACCGCTCGTGAGCGGCACGGGGAAGACCCCCAGCCGGCCCGGCTTCGGCGCAAAAATGTTATAAGCCATGAGTTATCCTCGGGTTGGGGTGAGGGGGTTAGCCCCCACCCCGTCCCCGTGAAGGTTAGACGTGCGTGTAGCGAGCGGTATCGGTGTACCCCGTGATGCTGCCGTGCGCGTTACGCGCAAGGCAAGCGAGGTTGCCGTACCAGCCGTAGGTCGTCTCGAAGGCGTCACGCCCCGAGAGCCAACGCCACGGGCCAGCGCCCTCGAACTCGACGAAGCCCCAATCCTTCGCATCCACCCACGACAGCGAGGGGATGTGGAGGAGGTAGACCGTGCCGGCCGGGACGTAGTAGTCCGTGACCATTGGGATGCCGCACACCTCAATGGCCTTGTAGCCGCCCTTGATGGTGGTGCTGAACTCGCCGGCCGTGAACCGGCGCTGCCCGACCATCGACTCCATGAACTTCTTGGCGAGGCCCGGGGTCGTGAGGAGCAGGAAGTCCTTCGGACGCACCATCGCGTCCTTGCCGCTACGGCCGGAAATCTTCTGAATCAAGTCCCAAATATCCGACTCGGTAGGCTGGTTCACATCCGGGGTGTCCGTGCCCGCGACCATGCGGGTGGCATCCCAAATGCTGTAGGTGGCCGCGTCGATGTTGTGGAGCGAGGTGTAGCCGTTGCCCCGGTTGGTGATGTTGATGAGGCCGTTCATCGCGCCGTTGAACGAGGTGTCAGAGGCAGTCGCCTTGACAATCTTGTCAGTCGCCGCCATGCCCGAGATGGCCGTGCCGAGCGTCAGCGTGGCGTTGTCGCCGCTGTTGCTGATGGCCGTGATGGCCGAGCGCCCGAGAACCGCGTTCGAGGACGACGTATCAAGGACGGCGATATAGTCACCGACCGAGAGGAGGAGCGACCCCTGCCCAGCGCCAGAGACGCCGTAGGGGGACGAGACGATGATGCTCGTGGTGGACGAGACGGTGCCGATAAGGGCCACCACGCCGTCCGCCTTGTTGTGGAGCGCCTGCTGCATGAGCAGGGTGGAGGCATCCTTAATCTCCTCCATCGTCTTCTTGGCGATGGTGGTGAAGGCGGCATCCTTGGACTGCGTACCAACGAACGCAAGGCCATCAATCTGGCGGGTCGTGTACGCACGAACCACGCCGACGTTGGCCTGCACTTCCGTGGCGGTCGTGTCAGGCGGGAAGTAGCCAGACGACGAGAACGTCGCGCCAGCCGGGCGGCCAGTCACGACATCAAAAAACACGTTGTTACCACCCCAGCGCATGTTGCGGGGGCCACCAGCGCGACCCTTCTCAAGCTGCGCGAGGAGCGGGGTGACGAGGTTCTGGACCTTCTCGCGGAACTGGCTGTAGACGTTCTTCAACAGGCCAGTAAGTTCCGCATCGGTAATAACCGTAGGAGCGGGCATCTGAGTGTAAGGCTAGAGGTTAACGAATGGACGCCATGATTTCCGACATCGCGGAATCGAGAGCGTCGTCAATGGTTGCGGCTTTCGCCGACTTGGGTTTGGCAGGGGCATTGCTCGCCGGACGACCCACGGGCTTGGTGGCCTGCCCCACCGCCCGCTTTGCCTTCTGTGCAGAAACCTGTGCCTTAGCCAACTCCTGCTTGAGCGCCGCCTGTTGCGCGGGGGCGGTAGCGGTAGCGGAGCGGCGGGCCTGTTGATTCTGCGCCCAGAACGCAAGGTCTTCCACGATGTACTGCCGAACCGCATCATACTGTGACGCCGGGATATAGGTGGCCCCGTTCGGAGCCTGCTCGACGTGCAGTTGCATGGCGTAGGCCATGCGAGCGGCCAAATCCTCTCCCGAAACGGCCGGGAAAGTTTGGGCGATGAGGTCGATGGCTGGCATCACCTCTCGCTCGTAGAACGCTGCGCCCTGCTGCACGATGGGCTGCATGTACGCCTCAAGGCGAACCTGCTCGGCCATCTGCTCAGCGCGCTCGGCCCGGCGTTCCGGGGTATTTTCCGTATCATACGCATCGCGCACGGCAAGGAAAAAGTCTTCGTCACGCAGCATGCGCTCTAACTGCTGCTCACGCTCCGTGACAACGGCTTCTAGTTCTTCAAGGCGGGACTCCGCCTGCTTGTAGTGCTGCTCTCGCGCCTCGTTGTACACGCCAAACTGCGCGAGTTTGACCACTTGGTCGAGGCGGTCCTGTCTGACCTTGCCGTTTGCCTTGTACTCGACGACGAGCGCGGGGATTTCCACCTCGCCCTCAGCATCGCGCAGTACAAACTCGGTGGCCAACTGGTCCGCCACCACCGGCACGGCCACATACCCCTCCGGGAAAGCCGGCGCATCGGACGTATCGTCCGTCGCTTCTTCCGTGGCCTCATCCGGGGTGACATCCGGGGTGACATCCGTGGTGTCCTGCGATACATAGTCCTGCGGCTCAGCGATATCCTGCGGCTCCGTGGTGGCCTCAACAGCGGGCATTGAGGCTTCTACGGCGTCCGTGAGGGCTTGCTGAATATCCATCGACAACTCCTAGGCTTGTCGAGACAGGATGTCCGCCTGCTGTGCGGCAACTTCCGCTTCGGGTGCGCCACCAGCCTGCTGCTGCATCATCGGGGCGACGCCAATCGGCGGGTTACCGGCAGCCAACGGCAGCTGTCCCGGCGGGAGAGGGGGCACACTAGCGGCGCTAGGGCCAGCCGGGGGGCTGCCCGCCTGCGGCGGTGCGCCACCCCCCTGCTTCTGCGTGGCCTGATTGGCCAAAGCGGTCCACCGCTCCTGCGCGGTGGCAATAATCTGCGGGTCCAAGTCGTCCTGCAGTAGGATTTCCCGCTCCAGTACGTCCTGATGAATCGCTTCGTTGTCCTGCCACCGAATCTCGGGGGCCGGAGTACCCATGCGAATCGCGTCTGCGACCCGCTTGGCCCGTGCCTCTTGGTCCTCATCCGGCGTGGAGATGTCGCGCGCGATGGCAAACGGCTGCCGGCGGCGGTACTCCTTCTGGTCAATCACGCCCGTCTGGAGCCAGTTGTCCAGCAGGTAAAGCCGGAAGGCCATCGGCATCGGCATCAGCGTGGACGGCTCGACACGAACATCCGACTGCCCGTCGAAGTCCGTCGAGCTGACCGCACGCGCGAGGTCGGGTCGCCCCTTGCCAATCGCGCCAAGCGCTCGGGGCACATCGTACCCCCACGCCATAGCAGCCATGCAGATTTTGCACCAGTCGGTATACGCCTGCGCCAGCGCCTGCACGGCGGGGCTGAACACCCGCTCCAGCTGCTCACGGCTGGCGATGATGGCGCGGCCCGACTCACCGGTCGCCTGCCCACGACTGACCGAGTTCCAACCCGATGCATCCTCGAAGGCGGTCTTCTCCAGCGACAGCGCTTCCTTGACATCGCCGCCAACCGAGAAGCCCTGCACCGGCTGGATGGACTCGCCCATCGACCCCGCGCCGCGCACCTCAATCATCGAGGTCACGCCGCCCATAAA